CCAGCGTCACGCCAGCATGGTGTGCTATCTCTGCCAGTAGGCGACGGGATTTTTCCCCTGCGTATCCGTCATGGGTGACTGCCAGGTACTCGGTGACAGGCGCATCGCTCAGGCTGCCATAGTAGGTCAGGCTCAACATATCGCGGCCACTGGCGCGTGAAATATGCTTGCGCCACGTCCAGGCGCTCACGTCCATATCAATCCCGGCCACGCCCATAATATCGAGCTTACTGAGGCGTAGCGGTGGCTTCACCGGCTCTGGAAATGCCTCACCACACGCAGGACATACACGCACCGACAAGTGACAGATTTCCTGACAGTGGTCGCAAACCTTGACAGGCGCTTCACCTACCTTATCGCCCTTACGTGACGGCGGCTTGACTGCGGTGATGGGACCATGCTGCTCAACTACGCCTGCAAAGTCCAACACCAAGCAATCGGTTTTGCCGGGTGATGGTCGCATCCCGCGAACCGCACATTGTAGATAAAGCCCAGGTGATGCAGTGGCTCTCAAAAATGCAATGCAATCCAGCGCAGGAAAATCATAGCCAGTTGTCAAAATTCCCACGTTGCACAACGCACGTAATTTGCCGGATTCAAATTCCGCTAGCTTGCGCTCTCGCTCAAATTTGCTGTGCGTTGCATCTAAAGATTCGGCTGTAATACCAGCATCACGCAAACACTTTGCCACGGCTTCAGAATGCGCTACTCCAGAGCAAAAAATAAGCCAATGATTGCGGTTATGTGCTTTTTCAATTATTTCTTGCACCACCGCGCCATTGTGGTCGTTTGTATTGAACTTGGCCTCCATCTCTGCTGCAATGTATTCGCCACCCCTTTTATGCAATCCCTCAGTTTCCAACTGATGTTTAGTGATTTTTGATCGCAAAGGCACAAGGTGCGTTTTGAAAACCAATTCCTCAATGCTGACAGGCTCCAAGATCTCGGAAAAGATTGCGGTTGGCCCTTCAGTTATCAGGCCTTGTCCAAGCCGGTACGGGCTGGCGCTCAAGCCCACAATTCGCATGGACGGGTTGATCTCCAGCAGGTCTGCAATCAGCTTGCGGTAAATGCCACTTTCAATAGTTGAAACGGCGTGCACCTCATCAATAATGCACAAATCTATGTGGCCCAGTTGCTTTGCACGTTTAGCAACTGATCCAATACCAGCATACGTGATTGGCTCTCCAAGGTCACGCCTTCCCACGCTGGCGCTGTAAACACCAAGCGGAGCATTGGGCCACAGCTTGCGTAGCTTGTCAGCGTTTTGCAAAATCAATTCTTTGGAATGCACCAACATTAAGATGCGCGTGTCCGGCCAGTTTTGCAGCGCATCCTTTGCCAGCGAAGCAATCACCACTGATTTGCCAGACCCACCAGGCATATTCAATACTGGATGACCTGTCGCGTTTTTTTCAAACCATGCGTATAGCATTTCCAATGCGCGAGTTTGATATTCACGCAATTTCATAATTGCACCAATGCAAAAACAAACCCTTTGGTTTGATGCGCTTTTCCGTTGACTACGGCGCTAATGTGTGAGCTTTTCAAATTTAATTGACGCGCTGCCTCTCTTTGTGATTCATAAATTGTGTTATTTGTTAAACACATCACTTGTTTTGATTTTGATTTCGCCATTTTTTTTACAGCTTCTGCCGATTTTGGTTTGCCTTTATGAGCATCTGATATTTTTTTTCTAGTTGCTTCTGTTGGCGTTCTACCAATTCCTGTCGCAGATATTTTTTGTTTGTGTTCTTCGCTGTGTTTTCTTCCACGTATTGCATCAGTTTGTTTTTGTCTTGTTTCATTTGATCTTTGACTGGCTGCAATTTTCATTTTTTGTAAAGTTTGTTCGCTAAATTTGCGTCCAAGCATTTTTTCTTTCATATGCAATTTTTGAGCTTCTGTTTTTTTTGCTCCAGAAGCTCCATCTCCACCATCGGTGTAATTGCACAAATTTTTTCTTCCGTAAAAAGAAATACGTTCTTTTTCAATTTCAAATGCTTGCGCTTCAGTTAATTCATTGCGCCAAATATGCACTTCGTAGCCATGCTTCTGAGACAAAAAATGCCAATGTTTATTTCGTCCGTTTTTCCACCAAGCGCGTCTACCTTGACCTTTGCCAACGTAAAAAACTTCGCCAGTGTCATTGCGCGTGTGAAGGTAAACGTAATATGTTTTCATGTTTTGATTGTACGTTATTTCAAGGCTTGATGATTCACTCATCCCACAATCCTCCCATTCCATTCCTTCCGCAATTGCATAAGCTGCGGATCCTCGGCAATGCAAGCGGCGGCATTAGCCAGCAATTCCTTGGAGCCATACACGCCCTCGCCAGGCTCACCGTTGGCTATCGCATGGCCGTCAATCTCATAGACTGCTACCCAATCTGATGGGCCTTCCAGCCGCTTCCACGGCACCAAGTCAGGATGAATCACATGGGCCTCGCAGCCGTCATGCTGGGCATCAGTAGGTACAACATCATCCCACTTGGCGCAGTGCCAAGTGCTATCACTCAATGGCGTAGTGTGAGCGCAGGTTCGGCAGTTGACCTGTTTGGTGGTATTGCTGCCGTGGCAGAAGTCATGGCCGGGGCACATCTTGCACTCAAACCATGTTGGGTCAGTGCTGATGGGCGGTGGCAGGCGGTCGGTCAGCGCAAGACGCTGGCCTTTCTCAATTGCCTTGATAGCATGGTCGCGGTCAAGTTCCAAGCGCTCGGTGTAGATGCGGTCATCGTCTTTGCAGACGGCCACGTACAGTGCGCGTTTCAGGTCGGTGCCGTGCATATACACTTGGCACTGGGTGAAATGCTGGGGCTTACTCTTTGCCACTCCATTCTTCTCAAGGTCGTTGAATGACTTCAGCGAATGGGTTTTGAACTCCAGAACGTGTTCAGTCTTAGGCGCACCGGGTACGCCCTTGCCGATACCGTCCAGGCTTCCTGATACGTGACTGCCAAAATTCACTCGGCGCTGGGTTCCTGATACGCTCATGCCAATGGCTCTCAGGTCACTGATGATGGTGGCCTCTTCATTCTGCCCACGGCGAAACAGTCGCAGAATTCGGCCTTGGAACTTCTCAACCACTGCCCAGCGGAAACTTAGCCAGAGCCAGCGTTCGCAGTGGTGGCCCAAGGTGCTACAGCCCATGTGAGCGCGGGGCTTTTCAGTGCGAGACTGATGCGCTTGGTCGATCAGGCTGGTGATAGTAATTTCTGGTTCAGGTATGATCATGGCTGGTGTTCCTGTTGGTTGTTGCTATCTTGACCCCGCCGTTAAAAGCGGGGTCTTTTTTTGCTTACTTCTTCGCCCAAGGTGGCGCAGACTTAGCCGGTGCAGCAGCAGCCGATGGCCCAACGGGCTTAAACGGGGCTACAGCAGCCGGTGTCACGCCACCAATAGCACGGTAGCCCTTGATCTCATTCCCGGCGTACTCGCCCGTCTTGACCACCAGCTTAATGCCCAGGTTTCCACCAATAAGTTGGTCGGTGTCAGTCACTTTGGCAAGGCCAATGGCTCTCATGATCTCGCCAAGCTGCTGGCGTCCGATCTCCTCGGCTTTAGTGCTGGCGTTCTTAATGTTGAGGTTGCCAAACACAACCCGTCCCTGATGTGATGGGCCGGTGATGGTGTACTTGCAAGCAATGTACTTGCCGTCGCCTGCCTTTGTCATCTTAATCTCAGCGCCGGTGATGCTGGCGTTGTACCAGCCCTCGGGCAGAGGTTCAAAGTTGCCGGTGTTGCCAACGGGGAGAGTGTCAAGGGTGAATTCTTCGTCTAAAAAAGCCATGATTAATCCTTTGTGATTGTGAAAGTGGGACGCCCGGGGGTGGACGTAATGGCATCAAGCAAGGGCTTGGTGACAGCTTCAGCAGCCGCTGCCCATGCCTTGGCGTTGATTTCGGGCTTCCAGCGAAAGAGGCTGGAAAGGTGTTCGGACAAACCGGCCTCTGCGGCCAGCATCTGGAGTTTGTCGGCATCAATCTTCTTGTTGATGCGACCCTCAGTCTTAATGACGTAACCGTCAATGGCGTGTTTGACAGTGCCGTCAAGGTCTTTGGGAATGGCGAACGTCTCGACCATCAGGTCTTCCAGTTCCCGGCGCTCGGCCACTGCGGCGGTTTCAAGTTTCTTGGCGTCAAGCCAGCGTTGATAAAGGGTGCTCATGGTTGTTCCTGTTTTTCTTTGACGTACTTTGCAATTGCCTGCGCGTTTTGCTCAACTTTGTAGACATACTTGGCAAACTGGGCAAGGTCTTGCTTGTCCAACTGATGGATTGACATGGAGCGCATATGATCCACGTTTGCGCTCAGTTCACCAGTCCAAAGGGCAATCAGCCCGACAGAGGCGCTCATGCCACACCCCCGATTTTGTTGATGATCTCGCCCAGGTCAGGTGCTTCCCAAGCACCCAGCTTGCCGCTACGATCCTTGGCAAGCCACAGGCCGTCAGAGTCGCACATCAGGGCGCGTTGGGTGTTGCCCTCTGCATCCTTCTCAACACGCAAGGCCAAAACTTCATCAAAGAAGTAAGGCAATGCCTGTCCGGTCTTGTTACCCGGCATTGATGGGCTGTACAGCACCCGGCCCATTTCGTCTTGGGTCTTTTCGAGCTTGGCGGTCATCAAAACATGACGCCCGGGAATGTCGCGGAATGCTCGGATGATGTCGGCCATCTGTTCCTGCATAGCGCCATACGCAGCGCGTGGGTCTTTGTTGACCTTCTTCTCGGTGTTCAGACACACTTCAGCAATCTCGGAGATGCTGTCCAAAGCCACAGACTTGTACTCGGACTCAAGCACCCAACTGTAAGCCTGGCGTAAGTCATCCATTGAGTTGATCTCAATGAACGGCAAGTCAGCATCTTGAATGGACAATAATCCACCCTCGGCAGACAGCACCACCGGGTTCGGCAGGGTCTTGATCAAGCTGGTCTTGCCAGCCCCTGCTTGCCCGTAGACAAGCAACTTGACACCGTTGGCACTAAGGCCGCTGGTGCGTTTCAACGAAATAGCCATTTGGCTCTCCTTCAGTTTGCGTTACCGTCTGGACTCAGTTCGTAACGTGCTTGCAGTGTAGCATAAGTTCGTGCTAGGATGTCAACAACTTTATGACGAAAGATTGAAAATAAATGGCAGACCTCTCAAACATCCTCGGTGGCCCTTGGTCGCCACCACCAGAAAAGCAGGTAGATGCGCCTGACATTCAACTCAAGGATGCCCTGCTTGCCGCAGGGCTGAAGCCACCAGATGTGATCTATCTTGACGGCAAGCTGCACCGCTTTAACAGTGGCACCAAAGGCGAGAAGGGTCACGACAAGCCTGGTTGGTACGTGGCGTTCAGTGATGGCGTCCCGGCTGGGCGCTTTGGTTGCTGGCGATCTGGGTTTGAATCCAGTTGGAAAGCAGACATTGGCCGCAGCCTGACGCCGGTTGAGGAAATGGCGCAGTCCAGGCGCTTGGCGGAGGCCAAGACTCAGCGGGATGCCGAGGTCAAAAAGTCCCGTGAAGTAGCGGCAAACACCGTTGATCTTATCTGGTCGCAGGCAGGGGCAGCAAGTCCAGAGCATCCCTACCTGCAACGCAAGGGCATCAAAGCGCACGGCGCACGGATTACGGGTGATGGCAGGCTGATGGTGCCGTTGTACAACTCAGACGGAGAACTCTCAAGCATTCAATACATTGACCATGCCGGTGGCAAGCTGTATCACCCCGGTGGACAAACCGGCTCAATGTACTGGCTGGTCGGTAGCATGGATGAGGCCACCACTCTTTACATTGCCGAGGGATTCGCTACTGCCGCCACCATAGCCGAGGTGACAGGCCAGCCCTGCGCGGTGGCTTACAGCGCCAGCAACCTAGTGCCGGTGACGGGGATACTGAAGGAAGGCCACCCGACGCTAGACATTTGCATTGTGGCCGACCATGACGCTAGTGGTGTGGGGCAGCGTTACGCCGAGCAGGCCAGCGCAAAGTATGGGGTACGCATGACAACACCGCCAGTGCCGGGTGACGCCAATGATTACGTCCAAGCGGGGCATGACTTGACTTTATTGCTCAAGCCGCCTGCGCCAGTGACGGACTACCTTATCCATGCCGATGGCTTTTCAGCCCAGCCTGCGCCCATTTCGTGGCTTGTGAAGCACTGGATACAAGACAAGGCGCTGGTCATGGTGCATGGCCCAAGCGGCGGCGGTAAGACGTTTGTGACGCTGGATTGGATGTTGCACATTGCCAGTGGCAAAGCCAATTGGTTTGGTCATAAAGTTAGACCCGGCAATATGGTGTACTTGGCTGGTGAAGGACATCACGGACTGCGAAGCAGGATTGCAGCCTGGAAGCATAAGAACGGCGTCAGCAACTTGAATATGTGGGTCAGCAAGTCGGGGCTTGACCTGAACACCGCCGAGGGCTATCTGAAGGTGGTGGAGGCCATACGGGCGCTCAAGATCAAGCCTGATGTGATTACGGTGGACACCTTGCACCGATTCATGGCCGGTGACGAAAACTCAGCCCAAGACGCCAAGACCATGCTGGACGCCTGCGCTGCACTGATGCAAGAGTTTGGCTGCACCGTCATTCTGGTGCATCACACAGGCGTCAGTGAGGAGGCCCAGCACCGAGCGCGTGGCTCCAGTGCATGGCGTGGTGCCTTGGACATTGAGATCAGCGTTATACCCGCCAAGGGTGAGAAGTCAATTGAGATCGTCCAGCGCAAGAGCAAAGACGCCGAGATGGCAGCGCCGGTCTACGTTGACCTTGAATCGGTGGCGATACCTGGCTGGTTTGACGAGGATGGCGAGGTTGTTTCCAGCGCGGTGGTGGTGAAGGGCGAAGTGCCGGAAACCAAGCAAAAGAACAGTGGCGAACTGTTTTCAGACTTTGAGAAAGCGTGGTGGTCATCAGGCGCAGAAGACAGAGGCGGCGCACCGTATCTCACCAAGTCAGTGATGCGTGATTACGCCGTTGAACATGGGCTACAAGCATTCCCCAAGTCAAAAGAGAAGGGATCAAGGCGCAATCTGATTGATGGGAAGGCACCCTACATTACCAAACTGATTGACGCCGAGTTGATTGAAGTCCATGAGAACGGCTGGATCGTTATTGATCCAGGTACAGCATCAGGAATGATGTTGAAGAAAGATTCCAAATAACAAACTACTTGTGCTAAACTTCTTGACATGAACCGACTTACCCAACTCAAAGCTAAGTTGAGGGCCGCACAGGCCGAACTTGCAATCCGCACCCGGACGCATAACAGTGCGTCACGGGCCTATAACAAGGTGACTGCCCATATCACCGAACTGGAGAAGAGAATTGCTGACTTGGAGAAAATTTCAAAGTAACCTGCCCAACTACAGTGAGGCTGATCTGTTGGCTTTGCTGGACGAGGAAAGATTAAAGCACCGCAGAGTGTCCATGCTGGAGCGTATCCACCAACGCTACTGCACATTACGCGCCAGCCGGGAACGGATGGAAATACTAAAAGAAGGAAAAAGACCATGACTATCACGCAACAACTCAAGAGGATGGCTAGGCGGCTCACGCCAGTTGAGATGGCAGCAGCCGAACTGGCTGACGCTGAACTGCACCGGCTGGAAGCCCACAGTGCTATGGAATACGCCAGCAGCGTGGTGAGTTATGAGGACGCCAGGATTAAACGCCTACGTAAGTTTCTGTCTGATGCGGAGAAAACAGTATGAGTAGCATATTGGAAGAAATACGGGTTAACAGAGCGCCTAGCCATATGGTTAGGAGTGCTGGCCTTGAGTTGCAACAAAAAACAAAGAAGATCATGGGCGAGTACACCGAGCGCTCCAAGCTGCCGGGTGAAGTCAAAGCACCAGAGAACGACCTGTGGCAGCGGGGGACATACCGCACGGGTGACGGTGACTATACGCAGCAAGTGCCGAGAGAAGGTAGCTTGAGGGCGTTCAGTCTGCCGTCGAAGGGGATCAAGACATGACCAAAAACGACATCATCCGAATGGCGCGGCAGTCTGGGCTGCAACCGTATTACGACGAACAGGAAACTGCCATTCAAGCATTTGCCAGCCTTGTTGCCGCACACAAAGCAGAAGTTGCGCTGGCCGAGGCTTACCGCTGTGGCTACGAGGCTGGAGTGGTGGCTGAACGTGAGGCTTGCGCGAAGGTGTGTGAGGAATACGACACCGAAAACGATGTAACGGCAACGTGGTTAAACATCGTTGCAAACGCCATCCGAGAAAGGGGAACGACATGACATGGCCCTTCCCGACCCAGCTACCCCCAAACCGGCCTATCCCGCCGATGCCGTTTAACCCTGATAACTACGAGGAGAGTCCGCTATGAGTAACACAGGAGGCCCAGCGTTTCCAGCGCACTTCTATGACGGGCGCTCAACCGGCATGACCCTGCGCGATTACTTTGCTGCGAAGGCACTGGAGCAACATGGCTTTCTTACTAAGCCGTACGACACCACAGATGAAACTGCAAAAAACTGCTACCGAATGGCAGACGCCATGCTGAAAGCGAGGGAACAGAAATGACAACACAACCAGAAGCCTTGCGGCTGGCTGCTGCGCTGGACTACTACCGCGATTACGACATGAGCGTTACGCATACAGGCATCGACGAGCAAGCCGCCGACGAACTGCGCCGGTTGCATGAGAGCAATCAGGAGTTGCTGGCGGCTTTGGAGCAGATTGAAACCGCAACAGCTTGCGCGTTCTCGCGGAACATTTCCCGTGCAGCAATAGCAAAAGCAGAAAGGACAACGACATGAAAGACGATGACGAAGACAAGTTTTTGTTTGCCTATGGTTGGCTTGACACCGCCTTGGCGATTGTCCTGACGTTGCTTGCGATGGCGGCGTTATTTTTCTTGGCGGGGTATCTGCTATGAGCCGCCTGTTACACGCTGCCGCCCGTGGGGCGAGGATTGACGTTTTTTACCAATGCAAATGGGTATCAGCAATTGCTGTGAGAACAGTTGATGACCTGTACAACTACCGCATCCACCCGGATGACGCGCATCTTCAGTACGGCCCGATCAGTACGGCGCTGCGAAACCATGCGCTTGGCCTGCCGTTGGTAGAAACTTGCTGGTTTTCCAAGTTGTTGCTTCACACTGACGGGGATTTGTACACGCTGTCGCCAAATGATCGCTATGTGTTTTTTTTGCTGATGGCCGAAGCACTGGCTGATGAGGGGTTGTAATGACACACAACGACGAAGCAGACACGCTGTTAATTGTGTACCAGCGTGGGTTTGCCGATGGCAAGAGAGCAGCAGAGCGCAAGCCGTTGAGTGAAAAACAAGTGCATAAAATTTGGAGATCGTTAACAGAAGGCGAAGGTATTGAAGAGTTTGCCCGTGCCATTGAACGCGCCCACAACATAAAGGAGCAACCATGAGCAATAGAGAAGTAATGCAGCAGGCGCTGGAGGCGTTAAAAGAAAGTTGGCACCTCACGCCGATGCCCGACTACGCAAGGCATTCCATCAAAGCCCTACGCACCGCGCTGGAGCAGCAGCAAGCCGAGCCGGTGAAGGAGCCTTATGAATCTCCATATAACCCGAACCCGGTTGAGTATCAATACCATTATCCAGATGGTTCGTGGAGTTGCTCTAACGGAGAAGTAATAAATGGAATGCACCCAGATCGCGCACGATCACTTTACGCATTGAAAGACAACACATGATGGACATTCTGAAACGCATTGACCAAGCACAACAATTCTGCAAGTTCTACGCAGACGGCGCGTATTCTGTGGAAACAGCGCAGTGGAACCATCACGTAAACCCAGAGTTTATTGAGGATATTCGCCAGTACATTGAATCACTGCAACTCAAGCTAATGCACTTACAAACACAGCAAGCACACAGGGCTGTATGCAAAAGCGAATCCTACGACATGCTTGATCGATTTTTGCGAAACAACCTTTATGACGATGACTATGAGTCTTACTCAGAGGCTTTGGACGAAATTGCCTCAACCCCACCCCAGCGCAAGCCGCTGACGGATGAGATAGTGCATAAAGCAATGATTGCGCTCAATACAGCGTCATGCGGAGAGCTTCAACCCACGTTTGAAGAAATGAAAGCAGCCATTGAAACCGCCCACAACATAAAGGAGCAACCATGACTAACAGAGAAGTAATGAAGCAGCAAGCCGAGCCGGTGGCGTGTAAAAAGCTATGTGAGTTGTGCGTTAAGCGGGGCTACGACTTTTGCGAAATGCGGCTAAGACTACACCCATCGTCGTTACTCCACCCGCCCCACCCCAGCGCAAAGAGCTATCCGCCAGCGAAATCCTGAACATGATGCCAAGCATTATCCCTGCTGATTACGACGGCCCACTGATGGAATTTGCCCGAGCCATTGAAGCCAAACTAAGGAGCAAAAATGATCACTGAAGACGATGAGTTCGAGAGGATTGAGCAAGAAATCAAGCAGCGAAAGGAACAGCCTGTTGAAAAGCTAACCGTGATGTACACCATAAAATTGACGCAAAGCCAGCGCATCAAGTTGATGCAGTTGGGTGGGCCACAATGGATAAGGAACCAGATTGAACGATCTGCCTAACTTTGCAGCCTGGGAGCGTCAGACGTTGGACAAGTTTGCCCTGGACGCCTACATCCGTCTTCAGGCGCAGCAGGAGGCTCTTGAGCAGCTGCGGCAAGACTTGCGGGATGCAATGCAGCTACTTCGCAGCGCGGCCCTGTAGCTTTTCGATGGTGCGGAGGCCACCTAGCCCAAGCATACCCATCAGCACAGGCAGCATTTCAGTAAGGTCTGCCGGGGCTAGGTTGATTGGATGGCCGTAGATTTCCAGCGCCAGCTTGACAACCGGCAGGCCAATCCAGTTCCAACCGCAAGCAGCAACGCATATCCACCCTACCCCTGGCCTCCAGCCACTCACAAACAGACTAGGGTTCTGCGCCTCGGCCTGGTTAACTTTGATCTGTTCGATCATCAGGTTGGTGTCGGCAGTCAACTGAGCCAGTTCGCCAGATTGCTGTAGTTTGAGCAGTTCCAACTTGGCAGCATCACGTTGCACAGGATCCGGCCAGATCTTGTCAATGACCTTGGAGCCGATGCCGAGAAGGATTGTTATGGGATCCATATGCCTGCCCTTGTTTCGGTCTTGTCAATAGTGATGATGCGGTTGATAACCTTGTCGGGGATGCGAGTGCTGACATGGACCCAAGTGCCAAACTCTAGAATGAGTTGACCAATGCCAATGATCTTGAAAACAGGCGCAAGGCTGGCAGCTATCTGGAATGGCGTACCGGCCCTAGGAGCCTTGAAGTCAACAGCGAAGGCCAATGTATGGTCTGACCCTGGTTTGCTGCCCACAGCTTTGTTTAGAGCCTCGCAGCGGTATCCTGATGTGATTGTGATTGGTGCGTCAATGTGGAACCTGATTCGCTCCATCATTTCCAGCGTCTTCAGTGCGTTTTCCCGCAATTCAATTGGCAGATCGTTGTCAATGCCTAGCCGCGCCGCCGTGTCGCTGGCGGTGAACTCTTCCAGACTGAAGTGCGGGGTCATCTTAAAAAGTTATTGAGCCAGAGCCGGTAAAGGTGTAAATGCGATTGCCACCAACATCAGTAATGGTTGGAGCGCCAGTGGTAGATGCGGCAGCAGCAAACGTGTTTGGGTAACTGATAACCACAATGCCAGAACCGCCATTGCCCCCAGCCAATGCAATACCAGCGCCACTGCCACCAGCACCGCCACCACCGCCGCCAGTATTTGGGTTTGCGCTGTTGCCAGCTATTCCCCCGCTGCCACCAGCACCACCAATACCAGAACCGCCAGCGCCACCAATGCCAGCCGCATAACCGCCACCACCACCGCCACCAGCGTAAGTGACAGAACTGCCCGTGATGCTAGAAGCTGAACCCGCGCCACCAGCAGTGCCGTTAGCCGTTGACCCATCAACGCCTTGAGCAGATGCGCCACCACCTCCCGGCGATCCCCCTCCCGCGCCAGTTGCGTCTGTGCCGCCTTTGAAGCCTTGACCAGCAACTCCAGTGCCAGCCGCCCCCAAGAATGTGCCACCACCACCAGAGCCGCCATTGCCGCCAGCGCCAGCAGCCAATGAACCCAAAGCACCAGCGCCGCCGCCCGTTGATGTAATCGTGCTAAATACAGAATCTAAACCGGCTGTACCAATTGCACCCGCAGTACCCGTGCCACCTGTGCCAACAGTAACTGTCAACGGCGTACCGGCAGTAACTGCAAATCCAGATGCCGTTCTATAACCACCAGCACCGCCACCACCGCCGCCGTAAGAATTTGACGCAATCCTTCCACCACCGCCACCGCCACCAGCAACCACCAAGTAGGTGACAGTTGACGGAGCTCCACTACTAGAAACAGGCGTAACTCTTTTATACCGTCTAGGTTTTAACATTGTTATTTCTTCCAGAATTGAACAAGACTAAACACCACCGCAGCAGCCGCCCATACACCAACGCCTCTGTTAACCCACTGGTCGATCTTGCGGTCTACTCGCAGCAGGGTAGCATCGTGGATGCCAATCTTGACCTCTACGCTACCAATGCGTTCACCCTGGGTAGCTTGCCTTTCCTCAAACAAAATCAACTTGCTAACGGCGTCTGTCAGCTTGTCCACTTTGTTCTCAAGGCGTTTGAAATCATCGTCGGTCATCTGAATGTCCCGTTGTTAATTGCGTCCAAAAGACGCTTGCCGTACTTCTCCACCGCCGCCTTGGTGATGACGTATTCGCCGCCCTGTAGCGCCCCGTAGCCGTCATCTGGAGCAGGAGCGCGGCCTTTGAGATGCTGGGCGTGAACCATGCCGCCGTGAGCGTAGCCCATATCAGCGGCATCAGCAGGACTACCGCCGAAATCACCTGTGCCGACGCCACCACCAAATGCACCACCAGCGCCACCAGCACGGCCACCGAAATCACCAGCCATAGGAGCCAAGGATTCACCGGTAATGCCTGACCGTGCTACTGGCGAACTTATTGCCTCGGGAGCCATAGGAGCCAAAGCCTCACCAGTAAATGATGACTGCGATACCGGCGAACTAACGGGCGCGTTAAAGGACAACCTATCGCCGCTGTCATCAGCATAAGGGCCGTACTCTGGCGCATTCATGTCTGCTATCTCAAAGGCCCTAAATTGATCTTGAGATCGTTCTCTGGCGTCCCGGCTTGGCGCAAGCTGCGAAGCCTCGTAAGCAGACAGACCTGCGTTAGCCAACCTACCAATGTTAAACGCCGTACCAACACCGGGCAGCATACCCACAGCAAACTGCGACATAGGCGACATACTATTGATCGCATCCCGCCAAGAAGACCGATCCTGCGCCGGGCCTAGCCCGAGTGGGCCAGATGGCGGGGTAGAACCGACGCCTTGATACCCACCGCCACCCATCATGTTGTTTTGCGATTGACGCTTGCGGAGCATCTCGTTGAAAGCATTGAGGTAGTACATATGTGTTCCTACTGCGTCATGGCGTTTTGGTTTTTGGTGTTCGCAATCATTCGATTGCGGTTAAATTCACGAGTTTTACTTCCTTGGATGCCTGATGATACTGGACGGGCAGGGCGAAGACTATCTTCCAAGTCAGCAAGCATATCTAACATTTGTTCACGTTTGATTGCGGCGTCACGCGCAGCTTGAGCATTGCTGGCGCGTTTGGAAATTTCATCAAAAGCCGCTGCCTTGTCGCGGAGTTTAACTATGGTGCCGTCAACCCATTTTCGATCCATCATTTTGGCGGCTACGGCTTTGTCAGACAAGCCTTTCAACTCTGGCGCGGCTTCAGCAAAATCAATTTTGGTTTTGTTCCAAGCCACTTTTTCGGCGGCTGTCATGTCAAACAACTTACCAGCCGCAACTTTTTCAGCCGCTGCGCTCAATGATTGACCAGTGTTTGCCATAAACACTTCTGGTGTAGCACCTCTAACGCCTTCACCGCCCACTTTGTATGTGCCTGTAATTGGGTCAAATTCCAGCACACTGCCTCGACCAGCAGGCTGGCGACTTGCAGCCGCCGCAGCAGCTTGCTGGGCTTCAGCCGCAGCGCCTTGTTGCATACTAAGATTACGAAGCCTTGCGTCTTCCATGCGAAGCGCGCCCATTTGACCGCCAACCGGGCCTTGTGACATTCCTATCTGGGCAGGCCCAGGCGCAACACCAGGCGTAGTAAGTGGCCCTTGTTCACCCGGACGCATAACAAAGTTTGGCATTTGCTCTTGGGTAAAAATCTGTTGGCTGTAGTCATATGGAACCAAACCATTTGGCGTCATGCGTGGCTCTACAGGTCGCAACATATTTGGCCCAGGCCGATAATCCGTAGGGATAGCGCGGGATGTTTGGTAGGCTGGGTTGACCATTCCCCTAGCCGCTAATCTATTCCCAATAATTCCAGTAGCGCCACCAAGAGCAGCGCCACCAAGAGCGCCAGGATACCCAGCAACCGAGCCTCCCGCCAAAGCACCTACTGCACCCAATATGCCAGATCGCGTAGCCTTTGGCATTGCTTGAGCCGTTGGCGCTTGCGTACTCATCACATCCGGAAATTTAGCCGCAACTGTTCCAATGTCAGCCCCAACACCGGTCATATTGCCTTTTTTCTCGTCTAGCAATTTTGCGTAAACTTGCGGGTCAACAGTTTTATTGGCATAGTTAATAGCCCGGTCATGGTCATAAATTTGAGCCATGCGCTGACGAGCCGCCCTCATTTCAGACAATGCTTTTGGAGTTGGAGCATTTGCGTCAACTATGTCTTCCAAAATATTGGCAATTGACATTTGAGCATCAGCTTTTGCTTTTAACAGTGGGTCAGGATTAACTGATTCAGCTTTGTAAGCGGCGTTTGCATTTCGACGATTTGAACGAATATCATCCAACAACAAAGCGCCATTGCGGCCTTGTTGCAATTTTTTTATCGCGTCATCAATTAAAACACTTACCGCTGCTGCTGATTGTTCACCGCCAATTAAAGCTGGTGTTTTAAGCGATAAAAGTGCGTCTAAAGATATTTGTGGCGTTTCCAAAACACCCATTTTTCTGATTACATCGTAAGGTTTTCCAGCAACATCTAACGCTCTATCAGTAGCTGCCGGGGTTAAATTTTCAGTTGACGCAACACCCAAATCTTTTCGCACTACTTCAGTTGCTTTAGCAGCGTTATATGGGAGAGCGGCTTCGTTAAAAGCGGGGCCGACCACCATGCCTTTTGCACGGTTACCCAAAGTTGGATTAGTAATGGCCGGGTTTACTGCAAAGCCTTGACGTTCTGCGGCTTTTGCTGCGTCAATGATTGGTGCGTTAGCATAGGATTGAGCCACGCGCCCTTCTTGGATACGGGCTGCACGGGCCTCAAGAGGCGCGGCAATAGCACCTCCAATGAGGTTGGCCTCACTACGCCCAACATCACGAATAGCCCTAACAGCAGCAGGCGCAGATTGACCTAAAGCATTTAGTGTTGGAATTGGAACGCCGATCATGGGCGCCAAAGCATTGCCAATAGCGGCGGTATATTCCTGCCCCTGCTCAGTTCTGGGTTGGTAAAACTGGCTTTGTACTTTCTTGCCAAACTCCGCTGCGGCAGCTTTGCCTTGAGGTGTAAAGGCTTGACCACCAAGAAGTTCATGGCCCAGTTGAGCAATTGGCGTAACAACACCACCAACCATGCCACCTGCCATTGCAGGAAGCACCTCGGCTGCGCCGTAAATTTTGTCAATCAACGATACAGGCGCTTGTGGTGTCGGTGCTAGATTGGCTCCGCGCTCAGTTGGAATCTGCGAAACTAAGCTACGGGCAGCGGGCTTGTATGTAGACGCCGCAAAAGCAATTGCGTCTTGTTCTGTTGCACCCTCAGGCGCATCAACGGGAATGATTGACCCATCAGGTGCGGTAACATTAAAGCGCGGCATATTATGGTTTCCCAATGCTAAAGCCTGGATATTGCGGGTTTGTAATTACATTAGCAGCAGGTGCTGGTCTGCCGGGTGCGGCTGCTGGTGTTGTGTCTTCGTAAGTAAGGTCAAATTTATCTTTCATATTACGCGCCAAATCACGCGCTTGACGAACAACATCCTTCATTTGCACATCTAAATTACCCGCTTTTGGGTTAATGGCTTGAACAGCATCAGAAACCATTTGCCATTCTTGTACTGCCATGTTTCCAAGTTTTCCTTCTTGAGATGCAATTGCGCGACCTAACGCTTTAATTTTGCCTTTAAAAGTTTCTAGTTTTTGCTCTGCTTTTGCAGCTTCTCCAGACGGCAGTGATGGCAAAAGTGCAGAGTAACCTGTAATGCCGCTAAGCCCAGGATGCGGGGCAATTTTCTTGTCCGGATTCCCAACCAATTCATCAGTCAACTTTTCTAGTTCATCTGCTGTAGCAATTGCTGATTTAACTTTTGACGTATCGTTGGCAAAATCTTTTTTGAGCGCTTGCTGTTGCAAAGCAGTCATGGGTTTGTTTTCCGATGAAGCCGGGGTCATGCGCCCTTTCAATGCTTCTTCTCGGCTCGCAAAAACTATTTTGCCTGTAACTGGGTCAATTACTTTTTCAAGTGGTTGTTCAGCCCGAGGCTGTGCGGGTGGTCGGCTTTCCCGTGCAATCTGTATCTTTTGCGCTTGCACATTGGCAGGCAAAGGCACATCTGCGTAAGACCCAACTGTAGTGGGTAAACCGCCAAAGGCAGGCACTTGAATAACATCTGTAGCGCCAGCGCGGTTAACTGTTTGCGTTGTTGGTTTTAAATCGCTAGGTTTGGCACCCTGCATTTGCAAATACGTTTGACGTTGATCAAGAGGCATTGCCAAAAGAGTTTGCGCTAACTTTTGAACGGATGTTTTTTCTTCCGCCTTAAACAGCGGCGAGGCCAATACATCTTCCATGTGTGCGGTGATGTTGGCATCAGATGGGCGCGAACTAATGTCGCGGTAGGCTTGCCCCAACATTCCTTGACGCGCAGCAGCAGACTTTACGCGCTGCTCGTCTGCCGTTGCCTGTTGCGCCGCCGCAGTGGCGGCTTCTTTACGATACGCAATCCCAAGTGTAGGGTTTACCTTAAACAATTGGGTTTCGTAGTCAGAAGCGTTTGGATTCAATTGACGCAGCGCGTTTTGCTCTTGCAAGCCACGCTGATATTCATCCATCTTCATTTGGTTCAGCGCGTTGGTCTGCTGATTCTGCTGCAACTGTTGCAGTTTGCCGTATTGGGCAAACGGGTCAACCGGCGCTTGGAACTGCGCGCCTTGGGCGATCATAGAGTTTAGGTCAGCCATGTTAGTAACCCCCACCTGGTTGCATTGGAATCATGGTATTGGCGTTGTATGGGGTGTAGTCGTACCGAGGGGCGTCATACAAGCTAGACCGTCTTTGCGACGCCAAAAACCTGTCAAAGTTGCTTTGGTTTTGATAGCCGCTTGCCATTGTGCCAAGCGCGTTGTTGAACGTATTGCCCATGCCCAACTGGCCTGCGGCAATGGCTTGACCGCCGGCCATATACGCGTTTCCAGCATTGGTGCCATATTGCCCAGCAGCCGATCCTTGATTAGATGCCGCAGACTGACCGGAGGCCATCAAGTTGCCTAACGACTGGAGTTGGTTAGTTCGGTTTGTCTGGTAACGATTGAAAGCGTTTTGATACTCTTGCGACCCCGCTTCTTGCCCATAGCGCGTAGCCGCCTTTAACGCGCCACCAGACATAAGCCCTCCACGGGCAGCAGCTTGGCGGTCAAGCGCTTTTTGACCTTCTGAAAGCCGAAACGCATAGCCTGGGTCTGCGTTAAAGTCGCCCATGCCAAAGTCTTTGGCATACCTACCATATCCTTCTGCAGCCGTATTGCCGCCAAGGCCCATCAATTCCATTAACCGATTTTGGCTTGTTAAACCCGCTTGCCGGTAAGGTTCTTGCCCTGCCCGTTGCAAATCAAACATTTCCTTTTGGAGAGCGGCAGCGCGGTTAGCAGCATCAGCCTGCGTACTAGCGGCTTGACTAGCGCCCCGAGCGGACATTGCGCCGCCAAGTAGTGATGCGCCAGCGGTTACTCCTGTTACTGGATCAGGCATTTTCAAACTCCTCAAAAGCGTAGAACTCGCGGATTTCGCGAGATACCTTACGCATATGCTCAAAACCACCAATCAAAAAGGCAGTGGCAATATGTATTTCAATTCCAAAATTGCGGATGTGAAACGCTAAATTCCGCAAGTGCTTTTTGTCACTTTTGCACATCTCATTTGCATCATGGAACCCATTGATTGACGCCATGATCAAAGGCTGGTAATAGGCATAGTTTGCCACAAACCAGCGGTTAGCAGGCAGCACAAACATCAGCGACAAAAACGCCCGATTGATGTGTTCGTCTGAGATTGGAACATCCTTGTCAATCAAATCGTCCCACAACTCAACTGCGTCAAAAAAGCAATTTACAAAGTCAATAGCTTCTTGATGGCCTAAAAACCACCGCAACTTATTGGCTTTGCTGTCTTCTTGCCATTGGGCGGACATAATAGGCATTACCCAACCACCCAGGCTGTGCCATTATCAAACACTGGGCAAACCACCGCACCGCCGCCAACAGGGGCAGATAGAAATGTTGGCGCTAGGGCATTGGTTACCCATGCCCGTCGGCCTTGCGTACCGGCTGCTGGAAGCGTTGCCACTGTGTAGGCTGCGCCTAGTCCGTTGCCGCCATTGGCTACAGGTAGGATACCAGATACCTGAGTTGTCAGACTTACCCCACTCAGCGTCCCGCCAAGCGTCAAATTGCCTGATGTGGTTACTGTGCCGGTTAGCGTAATGCCGTTAACTGTGCCTGTACCACCAACGCTGGTTACCGTGCCAACAAACGCATCATTGCTGGTGATGGTGAAATTTGGATAGGTTCCGGTCACCACCGTCGTGCCTGCGCCCGTCAGCACCACCGTCAAGTCGGGCAGGCTGTTGGTCACCGTAATAGTGCCTAGACCGTTGGTCACAGTAATGCCGGTGCTGGCAGTCAACGTCCCCAATGCGTAGCCGGTTCCGTTGCCAATCAGCAGTTGGCCGTTGGTCGGAATGGTGTTAAGTCCCGTGCCACCGTTGATAACTGGTGTGACGGCAAGGCCAGCGCCTGTAATGGTGTAGATGTTGGTAAACCAAAGAAACCATTCCATCGACACAGCACCCGTCTTTGCGTTCAACAATGGAACGCGAGGCGCGGGGATCTGGGTGACATTGACGTTAGTGGTCGCCACATCAAGCCTTTGTCGGACTTATCAACAACTCAGCGCCTGTGATGCTAACTTTTACCGGGTCAGTACCACTGACCTCATACACTCGGTCACGCAGCTTGAGCGTCATGCCCAGCCGACGCCAAAACGTGCGGTAGCCATATTGACCAATCTGGCCCATGCTGGCCCAATGTTCGTTTGACCAAGTGTGACCGCCATCATCGCTCCACCGCAACATACATTGCGGGTCAGAGCCTTGGCCGGTGTTCAGCCCCACGCCTGTCTCAGCATTGAGTTGCAAGGTATGGTGGGCCGTGCGCTTGAAATTGTTTTGCCCTGGTGGCAGCGCCCTCCACGAACGCAACCACTTTTGAACCCCGCCGTTGTCAGCATAAACGTCTAGGTCAAATTTGTAAATGTTGCCGTTCTCAAAGTCGCCAACAATGATGTTTCCACCAAAATTGCATTGGCAATTGCTGCGGTGCCGCATAAACTGACCATCATCAAACCCGGCGCGTTCGTGCCAGGCCTCTGTAGCCACATCGTAGACCCATGTGGCGTTGCCTGATGGGAATGTCAGCACATAGAAAGCGTGGCCCTCTTGCTGGTACGTGTACGCAATAGCGTCCGAAATGTTGCCGTATTGGGCAATGGCGTACTCAACGGCGTGAGTGGAGACGCGAGCCCCGGTGTAGCCGTTGGCGCGGTAGACAATGCCTTGCCCACGGGCGTCTGTACCCAGCCAGAACAAGCCGTTGTCCAGTTTGGCTATGGAGTATGCAGACGCGCAACCAATCTCATTGAACGCCCCTTGGATGCGCTCCAAAGGGAAATCTACAGCGCCTGCGTTGTACCAAACCTCTACGGAGTCAGTACCAAACACCCACAGTTGCCGGTGGTCAGCAATAAGACCCACCACACCGTCTGGAGAGCCTTCAGCCGAGGCAAAGTCCAGTGGGTCAACGGATGTGCCATCTAGCAATTGCGACACCCAGATAATTTGACTGTCGGGCTGGTTAAAAACAAAGTAGCCGTCAAGGTAGGCCACCGTCACAGCGCCAGCAAAATCTGGGTCTGTGATCTGCGCGAATACGTTGGTGGTTTCGTTGTAGATGTAGCCGTCGGGGTTGCAAGCAAAGAAGATCTGAGTGCCGTTGTCCGCAATGGATACCGGGCCGCTACCTGACACCGTGCCAAGCAAAGTCGGTGTGGCCGTCAGGCCGGTCAGCTTGTAGACCTCTTGGCCTGATACCACATAGAAGTCACTGCCATTAGTCTGGTGCGCCCACAGCGCCCGAATAGGGCCGGTGCCTACGGTCTGCAAAAACTCCAGCCCTGGCGCACGGTTCAGAAACCCAGCCTCTAAGCCACCCGCAGGAATAGCTTCAGGGAAAAGGTTGACCATTCTGTTGTTTGCAGCGTTGACGCTACGCGCAACATAGGCGCTGCCCAAAATTGGCGTGTGCATTATGCTATACTCCTATTTAACTTAACTAGAGGTACAGTATGGAAATATGGAAGCCTGTTTTTGGCTACGAAAATCTTTACGAAATTAGTAATCTTGCCAACGTGCGTCGTGTTGGTAGGGCTAAAAAACTTGACGCCGCAAAAATTCCCGCTGCAAAACAAATGTTTGAAAACGGCGCGTTTCTTCGCGAAGTTGCAGAATTTCTTGGCACTAGCAACGCCACTGCCAGCATGATTAAAAATGGAAAAACTTGGAAAGGCGATGCTGCGTACAGAAAAGTTAAAACTTCTGCTGGTTCCGATCACTATTTGCGTTTTGCTGCGTGTAAAAATGGCAAATACACCAAAGTTGGGGTTCACAGAGCTTTGTGGGAAGCCTTTGTTGGTCCTATTGAAGGTCGATTGGAAATAAACCATAAAGACCTTAACCGAGTCAATAACTGCCTTGACAATTTGGAACTGCTTACACATCAACAAAATATTCAACACGCGCATAATATTTATCGGCAAGAACGAACGCATCTTCCCAAAGGCCAACGTAGCGGCCCTTTTGGTAGATTTGATAACCGCTAAGTTAAACATACTTAGAAGTTGCCACTATAAATATTATATCTTTGGCGATTTGCCACGATGCCATATGGCATTGCCATTACATCATTCGGATTGTTGATGCGCTTGAGGTTGCGCTTGCTGGTCATGGCAATGCGTGAGACTTGGGGGCTTGGCTCGACGCCAAACTCAGCAGCAATCTCACAAGCCAAATTGAACCTAAAGGCTCTCAGGTAGCCCGGTGGGAACGACAGCGTAGTAGCCAGCGTTGCTGGTTGGGTAAGTTCCTCAACCGAAACAAAATGCCATTCCAGCGGACGCAACGGCACTGGATAGACGTACATTTCAATGTCGGGGTACGTCATGTTGATCCACAGCACTTGTGGATAAGTGCTGGTTACCGTCTTAACAGCAATACCGTTGTACTGCTGCTGATTGATCATCTTGATGCCGTAGCTTACGTTGGTGGCTGCATCCCTAAAGTAGGTTGAGTCATCAAGCAAGATTGGCCTGTTGCCAACAAAATTACCCGTTGGGCCAAGCGTGCGGCTTTGGGTACTTGCAGGCCAAGTGAAGATTTGATCCTGTGTGCTGAACACCGACAACCGCTCAGTGTTCCATGAGTCAATCATCTGGTTGAGCGCCGACAGCGCATCCTGGGACGCTGCCGCTGAAGGTGTCTCACCCTCTGCCAGCATCCCAATCAGGCGCATAGCCCCGTTAATCTGGTCGCCAGCAGATGTGGTCATACCTTATGCTCCTAGTTCAGCAGCCCCAATTCGCGGCCTGCCACGGGGACGACGCATCTCGTTTACCGTGACAGGCGGCTCTACGTCACCCAAATCATACCTCACCCAACCGTTTTGCTCGTCGTATTCAGCTTCCTTTTCAGCGCAAGCCACTTTCGTACCGTGAACAGGATGACGTAGATAGATGACCATGTTTACTATGCGCCGTGAATAACAGCAAAATTGATCACTACTGCTTCAGAGTATGAAGTAGCAGCAGTCAGGTTTCGCAATGTAATCAAGCAAGAACCAGCAGCCAAGTAAGAAACATAAACGGTGTAAGCACCAGCAGCACTACCTGTGGTATTGCTTCCGACGCACACAATCATCGTGTCCTTGGCGCTGATCGTGCTATTGGTCAAAATAAACGACACCGCAGTAGCGCCAGCCAAAGCTGCGTTGTTCATCGTGATCTGACCGGCACTGGTGTTTGCGGTTACGCCAGTAGACTTGCTAGTCGCTTGCGTCACAGCAGTTTGAGCCGCTGCGCTGTAGCCAAGTTCTTGGCTTGCGTAGCAGGTAGTAAATTCAGGGTCAGCGTATGCAACGCCTACTGCTTGAGTATTGGGCATGGTATGTCCTTTTAAAAACAGGGGCCGAAGCCCCCATTTGGTTTAGGCAACGCGATACATTGAGTAAGCAGCATCGCCGGTCTTGCGGAACAAGAACTCGCCTGCGCCGCTAACACCCGCTGCACTACCGGTGATAGCAACAACCAGGTTGCCAACCGCAGTAATGCCAGTACCTACAACCATCGTGATCAACCCGGTGGAAGTACCCAAGTTAATAACAACCAACCGGAACGTGCTGTTGACTTTGGCGTTGTTAAACACAGCGTCAATTGCCGCAGCCGTTGGCAGCGTGTACGAAGCCGCAGTCGTTGATGGATTACCAACCAAAATGCCACCAGTAGTTTGTGCAACGGTCAGAGTGGCCGTAGCAGTTGCGGTCTGGGGCGCTGCTTGAACGCCCATAACGATTTCATTGGTGTTGCCATCAGTAAACTGATACCCACCGCCAGAATTTGGGAGAGCCATGATAATTTCCTTTCAAATGAGTTGAATTAGCCCCACAGACGGCAAGCCATCTGAGGACGAATGGTGCTATAGCCGTACAGCACATCAATACGGCAAGGCATACGGTCATTGTTGATGTCGTACTGACGAACAACACGCAGCGAAATGCCATTGTGGTTTGCGCGAGCAGCCATGTCAACACCTTGGGGCATCAACAGGTCAGCGGTAGCAAACGTGATGGCGTCCTTGTGGTAGATCAAGTTTTGCGGATAGCCGGTAGAAGCCGTACCAACAAACGTCACGGCAGCGTTGTCAGCGGGGAAGCTGTTAACGGTAGCCAAGGCGCTGTCGCTGGTGTAGATTGCTGGGCTGATTGCAACGCTCGTCCATGCACCAGAAGATGCGGTGGCGAGAGAAGTGCAAACAAACTGCTGCAACGAACCAGTGGACTCACGGGTCTGTGGGTTGACTGCAAACACGTTGGCGATTGTGAATACGTCACCAACAGCAATCGTTGCCGAGGCAGTACCACCGTCAAGGTTGATTGTAGATTGGCCTTGGGTGCTAACAGCACCGTTAACCAAAATCGTGTCAGTCGTAGACCGTGAGCCAGTGGTGTGAACCTTGATGGATTGGCTCATGTTGACTTCTTCAAAGCCCAAAACACCAGTACCCATCATGCCGTTCTTGAACTGGCGTGACACGGTGTCAGTTGGGTTAAACAAGCCCTTCATTCCTTCCACCAGACCAGCGTTAGCGGCAGGATTGACGGTAGCGTAGCGCGGGGACATGACGGCAGCGTTCTCGTTCAGTTTTTGCTGCGCTTGCAACAGCACCAAAGAAGTGGCCGGTGTCGTGCCAGGAGTGCCGACGGTCGAGTAGATTGATTTGTAGGCGTTGGCAACGTCTGCGTCAATGCTGGAGGCCAATTGAGAGATACGGGGCTTAAGAACCCGTTCTGCAAAATCATCCAACTGCATGGTCAGTTCAGCGGTTGTGAAGTTCACGCCGATGTGTTTCTGGCTTGCAACCGTCAAGGTTGTGAACTGCTCGTTGTCATCCTGCACTTGCAGAGCGGCACCGTCAGTGACCAAAGCGCGGTCAGGCAGGCGAATACGCAGGGTAGAACCAATCTTGGCACCGTTAACAGCAAAGCTGTCATCGTACTGTCGGTTTACGTTGCGGGTGATCACTAGGTTGTTTTCAAGGATTTCCAAAGCCTTCCTTGTGATCATGTCAATGGTGAGAATCGAGTTAGCCATTTTAAATACCTTTCAAAATTAAAACTTACGCGCCTGTTGCGCTTTCACTTGTCGCGCTCTTTCGGCCTCAATCCACTGGCTGGTACTCATGGTCTTGGTAGACCGTGGGTCAGTTGTGTCATAAGACCCAGAACCCACCCCTCGGGCGGTGACTGGTGAAATCGGTTCAGGCGCACCAGAAGTGCGTTTTTGAACGGGGTTATCAGCTAATTTAGCCTCAAGCCGCCCAAGTTCTTTGGCCTGCAAAATAGGTGAAAGCCGAGAAATACGATCTGCCTCTTTCGGATTAGAGCCAAGGTGATAAACCAAGTCAGGCCCAATATCCGACGATTGAATCGTCTGTGCCATCACGGTTGTGATCTTTAGGTTCGGGTTGTAGGCAACTTGTTCAAAGTCGCTGTACTTAGACCGAGCCGTTTCTTCACGCTCATGATAGTTATCAAGAATCTCAGCTTGCTGTTTCTGAATCTCCCGTTGCTCAATCAGCTTATAAGCCTTGGCTTCTGCGTAAGCATCAACCGACTCAAACTGATCTTGCGGCGGTAAGTCCACTGCCACTGCTGGCGCAGGCTGTCGCTCTCGTTCCCACTTTCGCTGTTCTCTTGCGAGACGTTTTCCAATTGCGGCATCAAGTTCTTCTTGTGTGAAGGTCTTGGGGGCCTCAACTCCCGGCGTTTCAACTACAGGTTCTGGTGTGGCCGCCGTGGCTTCCAGTTCCGTCGCGGGGGCTAATTCCGCTGTTTGCTCTACTTCCGACATTTTGATTCCTGAGAATCCCTGGTCATTGGGCCAGTACAAATATTATAGGCCTTCCCCCGGCGTTATGTAAAGGGTTGCGGCTGAAGCCGCAGTGGCGGTAAAAAACCAAGTAGGTGGGAAAGTCAAAATTTCCACGCCGTTAGCCACTACGGGGATAGCGTTTCCAGTGGTGGTAACTGCCGCAGCATTAGTCGCCGCAATTGCAGCGGTTGGGCCAGCCCCCAAAAACAAAGTTACCGTACCAGCATTGACAATGCGGTATTGGTTGCGGGGTGGCAACGATGCCGTAAAAGTAGGCAGAATTTGCACAGCCGTTGGAGCAGTAGCATTGGCGGTAATTGCCACCGTAGCGCCGTTTTGAATAAATGCAGTGGTATCAGTCATGTTTGTCTTTCAAGGTTGTTCAGCGGCTCGTGCCTCAACTTCATACGGATTCATTTTATAACCATAGCGCAAAAGCCAATAGCTGTATTTGATCAGATACACCAGTTTGCCATCACGCCTCATCTGTTCAATGTGCTTGCGCTCATGGCGTAGCAAAGGTACGTTGTGTTCGTAACCAGGGGCCATGTAGATCACGTTCCAAAAGCTAGTCCAGCCCTGAAAACCACAGGCTTTCATGTAGAGCAAGATCAAGCCATTGGCGGTCTTAATCATTTGTCAGCAATGGGTTGGGTGGTGATGATCCGCAGCAGCGTGATGGCAACCGCAATAGCGCAACCGACGTACATCTGTTGAATCGGCGTGATGGGCAGCAGGGCAACGTAGCCTTGCACGATGCTGAGTACGGCCAGCAGCAAAGCAAACAGGACGGTGCGGGATTTTAGGAGTTGTGCAATAGTTGCCATGTGATGAATCCAATAGTTGACCAGAAAGCCAGCAGAGCAAAGCCGATGCGGAGGTATATGGTGCGTGTGGTCATAGCCGAGTCAAATAGAAACCAACAGTTCCAGAACCACGCAAAATGTACGCAACATCTTGCACCGTCATAGCTGCTGCGTTTGTTCCAGAACCCGGCCAATTTGCTTTAAATGTGATTACATCGCCAACAATTCCCGATGACAACGTTACAGTTCCAGGCGCTTGAAAAGCTGTGCTAATGCCAATGTCTGTTCCAGCCGATTCCTGAATAATATAAACTTGTGGTGCGCCCGTAGTGTTGTTGGTGACAAACACCGAGTAACGTTGCAAATGACCGCTGTAGCCAAATGCCGTTGTGCTTACGCTACTATCCCAAAGATACAATTCCACCGTAAACACTGAAATTCGCATTGGCAAAGACGTAAAAGTCTTTTGCGTTAATGAAAACAGATTTGTGGTAGTAGCTTTTGGAACTGATGCTTTAACTCCAAACAGATCAACCATGCCAATGAATGGCGCGCTGTTAGTACCAGTTTGTGCGCTAGTCAAAAGCACAGAATCATTTTGATGTTTTGCAACAGCTGGTTGATCAAGAGAAATGAACGTAGGCCCGGCGTGAGCAAGGCCGCTAACGCTAGGATTGATATTTCCGCCAACTACGCTAAGAGCGGCTGTGTCTGTATTTACAGCAGGGTGAACCAAAGTAATGGTTCCTCCGTTGTAGCCATTTACATTACGCAAAGTAAGGTTGTAGCAATGAGTAGTCTGAATGTATTCGCCTGAACTTGCAAACTCAAGATCGCTAATTGATGTGTTGGGCGCAATTCCAACAAGAACAGCAGGTACACCATTATTGATCTCGGTGTATGCACCTTGTATATCAGTGCCATCTGCCCCAAACCCACTAACATCTGTAGTTAACACAATTCCACCAGAACCACCAAAACGGGTATCTTGAATGGTTGGCGCATAAATACGATTTTTTATCCCGCCTTTAATAATTAAACCGTTCTTGTTGCTAAACAGTTTGGTGCTAAGGAATCTATTTTCGTTTGATGATTCAGTGGCAGTATTTCCGTCAAGCAGGCATCCAGCCGTAGTGTCTGCATACACTCCAGACCCAAACAGGCACGAATAAAACTCGCCATATTGGTGATAGTAGCCGTAATAAGCTGCAATCTTTCCGTACTGAAACGAACTGTCATACCACTTGGCAGCGGTGCAAATAAAATTGACGCCGTAATTGGTATGTCCAGTTGGGTCGGTATCGCTGGAGGCGCTAGTCAATCTGCCCCAGACTTGGACATTTTTGAAAATGACATTTAAAAATACAAAATCACCGCTGACGGTTGGGTATGTTGCAGAGTTTTTGCAGTAGAAAACTTCTGTTTGTGTACTAACGTATGGTCGAAACAAAGCGCCTTGACCGTCAAACACCATTGGCAAAACTGTGCCTGAGAAATCAATTCGGCCAAGATAAGTTCCCGGCTTGAACCTAAGCGTGCCCCCAACAGATGCCACGTAATTGAATGCGGCTTGCATTACCGCAGATTGATCGGTTGTTAAACCGGGCGTACAGCCAAAATCAGCAGCGTCAATGGTTAATCTGTTTTTTGTCTGCACCGTAGTAGCAACGGCTCCTGTACCGGCAGGCAAGTAACCAATCAAGTTAGACCCACCAGATGCGGCCAATTGCGCCAGGGTAGCAAACCCACCAATGTTGTCCACTGTCCAAATCAGCACATCAGTGGCGCTGTACAGCGCCATCTTGTACAAGGCTGTACCAAGCCACACAGAAGCCTCGCCACGGCTGTCAAGGATGACAGGGTTGGCATTGGCAGTCCCACCGCCGTAATCGGTGTATGAGGCTTGTGGCGTGGTTGTACCGGCAGCGTAGGTGTACAGCTTTCCACCCGATAGCGGTGCGCCGTTAGCATCCAAAAATTGCAGCTTGGGCGGTGTTGCATTGGTGGTCATGCTAAGAACCTCAATTTGTAGAGCGTGGTTAGGTACAGTTCCACAATATTGTCAATCAACTGCTGGAGCGATGTGTCAGATTTGTCGCACACTTCATAGCGTACTTTTTCAATCTCAGCAAGTTGGTCTTGCAAGAACTCAATGATGTTGGCCGTCTTCTTGTTGCTGCCCAGCGTGATCTGGCCCATTAGACCGTACCTGCCTTGATAGGCTTCAGCAAAGGCGTCGGCCAGTTCTACAATTTCGTTGTAGAAGGTGTTCAGCGCCATGTGCTTGCTAAAGCTGCGGGTATTTAGATGCACGCTGTGCGCTACATCCCGCGCCAGAAACAGCATCCCTACAAATTCGTTACCTTTCATTGCGGCATCTCCTGTAGTTGTGGTTCCATGCCTTCCATTGGCATTTCCATACCCGGCATATCAACGTCACGCCCAGGCATTTCGTTGATTAGGTCGCCGCTGGTAATCATGCCGTGAATTGTACCTAGTACCACCTCTTGCACCTGCTCTGGTGTCATGGCATCCGACGTAGCTGAAATACGCTTGGTTTGGGCATCGTATGCCTTGACCTCAGAATCAAACCGCTTAATTTCCAAAGTTTGCGCTTCCATCGACTGCTGGACGTTTTGCAGCATTTCTTGCATTTGCTGCATTTCTTGGCCCATAGCCTGCATCTGCATATTGGCTGCTTGCAGGGCTGGGTCGTTGTCATCACCCATAAGTTTGGGATCAATGGTCTTAGCCAGCCGTTTAGCCAACTCACTAGCACCAGGCCAATCCATGTTCTTGACAAACAAGTCACCAGCCACAGCCCACAGTTGCGGGTTGCCTTGCAGCAGGTTTGCCATTTCTTCCCGAGTCTCCACCCGCTTGGTGCTGTAGCTTGGGCCGGTGGTCACCACCACATCGTACTTGCCGACATTAGGGTTGTAAATCTTTTCAATCTCAATACCCTGCTGGTCAACGATCTTCTTGACCGGCTCGGGCTGCGACGGGTCGATCCGCGCCATGTTGGTTTCACCGTCTTCACCAATAATCCGCGCAACCCGCTGGGTGTCGTAGATTTTGGGGATCATGTCCACCAGTTGCCGGGTCACGTAGCGAATGGCACGGGCCAGGTTGTCAACATAGTGGTAAGTGCCAACGTCACCTTCTCGCTGACGGGCTAAGATAGCCTTGCCGCTGCGCTCGTTGCCGCCCATGCCCAGACTAGCGTTGTACTGCCCTGTAGCTGCTTTAATGTCCTCAGACGCCCCTGATTTGGCCTGCAAAAGGCCGCTGGACGCCATTGGGGGCTGGGCACGCTGGGGTAGTGGCAAAGTAGCGCCTGCGCCGTCTGTAACGTCTGGATTGACCTCCAGATACGGCCAGTTGGTGGTATTGGCAGTCTTCCACTGAGTCTCGTACCCTTCAAACTGCCCACCGTAACCAATAAACGGCGCTTTGGGCGCCAAGGCCAACATCTCGGCCTCTTGGCTCACCCAATAGTTGTACATCCGCTGGGCGTCTTTGGCATTTCGCACCAGACCGGAGACATAAATCTGCCCGTCAACCTCAAACTCATTGCCCACCACGCGCACAATGGGGATGTACTTACCGGCCCAATCGCGCTTTTCTAGCACCTCGTAACCGTTGGTTTTGACCCAGCAAACCTTTTGGCGCTGCACAACCCGGTTCTTAAGCGGTTTGCCGTAAAGCGCTTTAAGTTGTTTGTCATCAGGCGTGTTGTTGAACGCCGTGATGTTGTTGGGGTACAGGTTTAGCGTCTCGGGCTTGTATTCCACGTAAAAATACTCAGCAATCCGCACCGTCTCGTCCCGCAGCCACTGCATCAAGTCTTGGTCGCCAATGCCAAGCGACTGCAAGCTGCTAATCGGCGCAGCGTCCGGGTACAGGCGTTCGTACTCGTCTTTTGGCACATCCTCTGTGACAAAGCACCACCGTGCATCCGCACCGCATGGGTCTTGGATAGCGGGATCCATGAACACCGAGAACGAATTCCGAACCCGGCCAATCTTTAGATCTTGGTCAAAGCTGTTCTCGTCGCAATACTCAGTCAGTACCCGGATGTAGCCTTCACCGTAAGTAACCTGATTTTCGCAGGCGGTGTCGTAAGCCGTGTCAGCGTCACTGATGTACTCAATATGCCGCACAATGCCGTTAAAGATCTCAGCCATTTCCGAGTTGGCAATTTCATCCGCAGGGATGACCTTACCGCTGGGACGGTTGTGGCGCTGATCGTTGGTGACTTGGCGAACGTGCTGCGGCAGCTTGTTGATGGTCAGGCAGGGACGGGCGTTGATAGTCTGACCCTGCACAGCCCCGCGAGTCGCCAGTACGTCAGCAGGCCACTGCCACTGATTGTCCGGACTACCCGCCATGAACCGCAAATCATCCAGTTCGTTGCTGCGCGAGTCGCTGTAGGCATCCACCGCCATAGTCAGGCGTGAGCGCATGGTTGCCAGCATATCGCGCTGGTCGTCCTTCTCGCCAGGCCCGCCGCCAACATTGGCAACCTGACCGACCTTGTTGATACCCGTGTAATCAGCCATTTACTTCTTCTTAGCCGTCTTGGCCGAGTCTTTGAAATCCTTGGCAGTAGGCGCTGCCTTGCTGCCAACCTTGTTCATCTTCTCGCCAGAGCCAGCCTTGATGCGCTCCTGCTTGGCGTGAATGTTGGCGTATAGGCCTGATTTAGCAGATTTCATATCAGCACTTCCATCGTTTAAGCGCCGCCTTGGCGCGTTCGCCATCTTTGGCATTGGCCGCTACCGCACCCATTCGGGCGCAAAATGAATCCTTGCGGCCCTGGTCGGCCTTGGTTTTGGGGTTAGGCGCAGGAGCCTTCAAGTTAGAGCCAGTAGCTGCATTGTACTTTTCCCGCCCTTTGGCAGTCAAACCAGCGCCTTGGCTAACCGGCAGCTTTTCGCCACGCCCAACTGATAGAGACACGCTTTTTTTAGTAGCCATCACGCTTTCCTCTAACTTGCATCAACTTCCCATCCATCCAGTAGATACCGCCGAATAGTCAGAGTATCGCCGAACAGACGGTTCTCTGTACTCCCGATGCGCCACAGGGAAAGCAAACGTCACACAGATAGCATCTGCTGCGTCTGGACTAGCTAAACCTCGGGCTTTCATCTCTTTCTTGCTCTCCAAGAAGATCGTACCCCGTGAATCGGGCTTCATTAAGGGCGAAATAAGGTCTGTTTTCAAAAACCTATCGTGCGGAATACTAGCAGATTTCAACCACGCTTTCATATCCCCCCACATCTGGGCGCGCATATTTCCATACATTATTGGGTTTTTGGCCTTGTTTCCAAAGTTTACCCCCTTGATCTTGTACCGCTGCTCCTTGAGCCTATCCACAATCCCAGCCCCCAGCCCGCCCTCATCAATCACCACCATCGCAGGCTTGTATTCCTCCATCGCCTCAATGATATGCCCCACCACTGTCATGGTGTCATCACCCCGGTACTTCTTTATAGCCACAATATCCCGCCCCTGCCGCACCGCAATCACCGTTGCATCCGCCCCAAACCGCGCCGGGTCTACACCCATGATGATTGGGGCGCTAGAGTCCTTGTACTTTGGCCTTTTCATGGCCTCATCGCC